GCTGAAATCGGACCGGAGCAGGAGTGGTACAAGCCGGTGCTGGAAATCTGCCAAATTATCGCCCAGGGTCAGTATCAAGTTAAGGCATCCCGCCCGCTGGTAGTGGACGGCGTAGAGTTTATCTGTTACGGAATCCTAGACTTTTTGAAGGCTGGGGTCATTTATGATACCAAGTTTAGCCGGACATACCATGTGGGGAAATATCTTGACAGTCCACAGCACCCTATGTATTTCTACCTCTGCCCGGAGGTCCAGCGCTTTGAGTACATTATCAGCGATGGGAACTATATATACCGGGAGGCGTACAGCCCGGAAGATACGGTCCCTATTGAAAACACTGTCCGGCAGTTTATGCGTTGGATGGATAAGACAAGTCTGGTGGACCTGTACTGCCAGAACTGGAGGAGCAGATATGCCTAAATTCATCATTCATTTCATCAAGAGCCGCAAAACATGTAAAGGGCTTTGTGTTATCTGTAAACATTATAAGAAGTGCAAGGAGGACTTGAGATATGAGTAACTGGGACAGCTATCAGCGTGAGGAGCGCACCCGTCTAACGCCCGGGGATTACCGGGTTGAGATCGTCAGCGTAGATGAAAAAGAGAGCAAAGCCGGAAACCCCATGCTGGTGATTGGGATTCGGCCCAATGGAAGCAGCATTACGATCAACCATTATATCGTGCAAGGGAATGAATGGACTAATAGGAATCTGACGGAGTTTTTTGACTCCTTTAATATCGATGATGGAGACTTCACCTTGC